TGAACTAAAAAGACCACCGCAGCCACTACAGAAATACGCAGGAGTATTGTATATAAAAGACATACCATCTTACTTATACGAACTCTCAGAAATTAAGAAGAAAGATACTTGGAGAAAAGTATGAAAATAAAAATTGAAATAGATACTGATAACGAGCAAGACCTCGCAACAGTACAAGAATTACTAGAATTAATAGGGAAATTAACATGAACTTATGGAGATTATGGGCAAAGAGTTTAGGAGAAAAAATTGGACAGGATAGAGAAGCTGATTATGTTGCTATGTTTAGGAGTTTTATCGTCCTATTCAATGTTGTTGCTTGTTGCTTTATCATAGCAAATGTTATTAGACATTGGAATGATGATGGGCAAGGTGAAGTAATAACTTTAAAATGCTATTATACTTATCATGGAATTGAACATTGCGTGACAGAAGATGAGCTGAATGAAAGCAGTCCTCAGCAATAGAATATTCATAGAAGTAACCGCAACATACCAGGCAAAGCTTGACGAAGAACTCACCTATAGTATACCCCCAAGACGTCCAACAGACCCACCTATCATCATAAAGAATATGGGCATAATCCGAGCAGGTTTAGTTACTATACCTATCGGAAGAACGGATTTGATACCAAACGACTACGAGATAGTCGATAAGAGAAATGATGTACCAATTGAAGGTTATGACTTTAAGTTTGAGTTACGTCAATCGCAGCAGGCGGTATATGACGACATCCAAGGCAGTGCTATAATTAACGCTTGGGTCAGTTGGGGAAAGACATTTACAGCTTTAGCTATCGCAAATAAGCTAAAACAGAAAACGCTTATAGTTACTCATACTGTAGCGCTGCGGTCGCAGTGGGAAAAAGAGTGTAAGAAAGTCTTCGGGGTCTCGGCGGGTGTGATAGGTTCGGGAAGATTTGAAATCGATGAGGATATTGTCATTGGCAACGTGCAAACTTTGTACCGAAATCAAGACAAAATCGCAAAAGAGTTCGGTACTATTATTCTCGATGAAATGCACCATGTAAGCAGTCCAACTTTTACACGCATTATCGACTCTAACAGGGCTCGTCATAAGATCGGTCTGACAGGGACAATGCAACGCAAGGATGGAAGACATGTTGTATTTCGAGACTATTTTTCAAATACAGTATATAAACCACCTAAAGAAAATTATATGGTGCCTCGCGTTGAAGTAGTGAGGAGTGGTATACGCTTCATGGATGGAGCGAACATTGCATGGGCTACTCGAATCAACGAATTAGCGTATGATTGGGAGTACCAAAACATATGTGCAGTACTAGCTGCAGGTTATGCTGCTAAAGGCCACAAGGTCTTAGTAGTAAGTGACAGAGTTGACTTTCTCAAGAGAAGTTCAGCACTAGTAGGAGATAACGCAATATGCGTTACAGGAGACGTTCCTCATGAAGAGAGAGGAGACATGATTAAAGAAATATTTACTACAAAAGATATATTATTTGGAACTCAAAGTATATTTTCAGAAGGTATTTCAGTAGATTGTCTTAGCTGTCTAATATTAGGAACACCTATTAACAACGAGCCTTTACTAACACAATTAATTGGTAGAGTAATAAGGCTAGATGAGAACAAACCGCAACCGGTAATTGTAGACATCCACTTAGAAGGTCGCACAGCTAGAAAGCAGGCAGGTGCGAGAATGGGTTACTACATGAAACAAGGGTACGAAGTTTCTTATCTATAGCAGAGAAAAATGTTTCTTGACATAAGGTTAAATTTTTGATATAATGTTATTCTATAATTGGAAAAAGATAAAAAAAGAAAGCAATGGAAGCGTCAATGATATTTTGACAATCCTGCACATCTTGACATACAAACTGCCTCCAGTTAATAGGCACGACAGAATATTCAAGTTCTGGCAAAAGAGTTTTCATGGGCATAGTTTCCTTGTTAACCCTGAGCCGTTGTTTATTCAAAGAAGGAGATACTCGGATAGCGAGATTGCTCAGTACGCAGGTATCGCGTCACTACGCAACTATTTTGAGTATCAAAAAACTAAAGATACCACTCTAGACCTTTTATACTTTACAGGTGAAAAGGACATAATAGAAAGCAATAGATTACTTTGGATTGAAGGGGATAGAATTCACTTTAAATTCGAGGAAATCACTAAAGGAGAAATGAAATGGCAATAAGTTTTAATCAAGCCAAGGGCGAAGCCCAAAAGAACAAAATCGATAGCTACCAATATGTAGAAGGCGATAATAAAATAAGAATGGTCGGTGACATGTTACCAAGATATGTATACTGGCTAAAAGGTGAAAACGGAAAGAATTTACCTTTCGAGTGTTTGTCGTTCGACAGAAACACCGAAGCATTTACTAATGTTGAAAAAGACTGGGTAAGAGAGTATCATCCTGAACTTAAATGTGGATGGTCTTACGCGATTCAGTGTATTCATGATGGTAAAGTCAAAGTCTTAAATCTTAAGAAGAAACTACTGGAACAAGTAATGGTAGCCGCGGAAGACCTCGGAGACCCAACTGACCCTGAAACAGGGTGGGATGTATGCTTCAAAAGAGTTAAAACAGGACCGATGGCTTACAATGTTGAGTATCAATTACAGGCATTAAAATGCAAACCAAGACCTCTAACTGAAGATGAGCAGTCTCTAGTAACAGACCTTAAGTCTATGGATGAAATCTTAACAAGACCAACTCCAGACGCACAGAAAGAGCTTCTCGATAGATTAAGAGAAGGGGCAGATAATTCAACACCTGATGAATCAATCAGCGACGAATTTGACATTAAATAAGGAGTAGTACATGATTACAGTAGGACAGAAGTTCCCAGCATTTACTTTGCAGGGAGTTGATAAAGACAATAACTTTATAGAGGTATCAGTTACTGAACAGTATGAACCTTTGAAAAAAGAGTATACAGTTGTATATTTTTATCCTAAAGACTTTACTTTCATATGCCCAACAGAAATTGCGGGAATGGATATGCTAGTAGAAGAAGCGAATGTAATCGGTATAAGTGGTGACAATGAGTTCTGTAAATTGGCTTGGAAACAAGACAATGAACTCATTGGCAACATCCAACATTCCTTAGCAGCAGATTGTGGATTAGGTTTATCTTCTAAACTAGGAATAGTAAATGAAGAAGCAGGAGTTTGTTATAGAGCTACCTATATTATCGACAAGAATGATATAGTGCAACATGTAAGTGTTAATGCACTCGACACAGGCAGAAATGCTAATGAAGTTCTTAGAACTTTACAAGCAATTAAAGCAGGTGGACTAACAGGGTGTGAATGGACACCTGGGGAAAACTTTGTAGGATGATTTTAAATAAAAACTTAACAGATATAAGTCTTAAAGAATGGCATTCTATAATGCAACAAGTTCATGTAAACGAATTGCAGAGACAAGGAGTAGAAGCTATAACTGAAAAAAGACTAAATTTAAAAAATGGACATAAGAGCTATAGAAAAGCGGATATCTATGTTCCATCTTTATCTTTAGTTATTGAAGTACAAAAAAGTAAATTTGTACCAAAAGAGTTCAAAGAAAGAAATGAAGATTATCAAAGTCTAGGACTAAAAGTAATTTGGATTTTAAACAAGGAACGATGGGAACCTGATTCAATGCAAAATTCAGAATTAGCAACTGAGTCTAATGATATTTATATTAAATGGAGACCTTATAATGAGTCTTTAGGTAGTCAACATACTTATAATAGTAATAGGTATTTTATTGTTGATTATTGGAAGACTAACTCCAATATAGATATTTACTATTGTTTACCAACTGCAGATGGCATGATGTATAGAAAACTAGAGAGTATTGAAACTATTTCAAGAGAATTAACTCCAAAGTTTCCTAGTGCTAAACATTATGGTGGACATACTTGGGTAAAACCAAAACCAAAAGAAGTATTTGATGGGTATAAACTTAACACTATTATAAGTAGTAATCAAACTATTCCAATGGACTTTATAAGATGATTTTATTTACAGCAGACTGGCATATTAAGCTAGGACAGAAGAACGTACCAGTAGCATGGGCTTGCGCTCGTTACAAGATGTTCTTTGAACAAAT